ACCAGACCCAGGCTGCCCTCTTCGCTGAGGGTTTAACCGGGGCTTTGGTCGCGGAAGATGATGACGAGATGCATTTCAAGGGGGAGTTGTCCGAGTTGGACGACTTCCTCGACGAAATCCAACCTCGCCGTCAGGTCTGGGGGCAGCTCATGGGCTCTCCTTTCTCTTTCCCGATCCTCTGTCTTGTGAATTTTGCAGTCTGTCGCTACGCATTTGAGATGGCCACCGGCCGGTCCGTGAGGGCCGACCAGTTTCCAGGTCTCATTAATGGCGACGATGTGTTGATGAAATTTCCCGTCGAGCACTACGGTCTTTGGAAGTCGGTGACCAGTGACGCTGGCTTAATCCCGTCGATCGGTAAGAATTACCTTTCGGAGGTGTTTGCCATTGTCAATAGTTGCCTATTCCTCGACCAGGGGCCTGACGTTCAGGGCAACCAGAATTTCAGCTATCAGCCGTATCTCAATCTTGAGCTACTCGGTAATTCCGTTCGTGAAAACGGTAATGTTCGAGCTGGCAACAAGGATGAGACGCACGCTGACGTTGAAACCCTGGGCCAGCGGTCTCGTGACCTCGTCAAGGGGTTTACGGATTTCGCTGACCGAGATTTCATCATCACACGTTTCCTCAATAATGCGTCGGTGACGCGGTGCCTAAAGGGGGTCCCCCCAGGCATCTCATACTACGCCAGTCAGGCCCTCGGGGGCCTCGGTATTGTGAAGACTCGCCATGGCTTGCTTACTCCTTTCCAACTGGGCTACTACACGCGCGCTGCGGAGAGATTACATCTCAAACGCTACGCGGGTGAGTTTGCTCGTGTCGAGAGGATAAAGGCTTACCGTGGCTTGTACGATCGTATCCCGAAGAAGACGTTGTTTACGGAGTGGTTCCCGAACTGGGATCTCCCTGAAAGGGTTGGTCCCGGACCGGCGGACTACGCGAGGGCTTTCGTTCAATTTGTGGAAGTCGAAGGGGTGGCCGCTTGCCAAAAGCTAGCGGACTCCTCTAAGTTCGACCACAGGTTGCGTAGTCCCTGCCGTATGGAGGCTTTCAAGCCCCACAGCCACCCCCTCACTGAGGACGGTGTCTGTGGTTTCCAATACACTCTTCTTGACTTTGCGGAGATCCGCCGCGATGGCTTTGGCGGACCGCGTGTCGCGAAACATAGACTGTAAAATTTGTGTTCTTGGTGGAACTGACAATCAAGCCAGAACCTGCGCATGTGGTTGTGTGATAACTGGTTTATATCAGTTGGATCATGATCCCTGTTCAGGGCTAGGAGGAAGCTCGCTTCCCTCTAGCGACTGCCCACTCGCAGTGGGACCCGGAGGTGGACTTGTCCGCCGGCCCGGGTTGGTCACGGTTTCCGTGAGTACCCTAGTGTCTAATAAACACCAGGATACCAGTCGTTAAACAA